CCTGTCGCGAACCCACTTTACAGGAATTCGCTTGTTTGTGTTTTTTGCCATTTACTTCAAAGTACTGCGTAACATCCAGGAATGCTTTTTGTGTGCGTCTTGACGATCTGCTAAAAAGTTAGCTAAACCGTAATCACCCATTTGTTCCGCAGCTGCATAAGCTGAACGGAAAATCTCCGACATTAAATCTGAATCGGCAAGTAGTTCTTGAGTCATTTGCATGCCATTAGGCACTTCGGTTTGACACTCAACTGCTGAAATTTCATCAAACGTTTCAAAAGCCGCAGGTGCGTAAACACGTGCAGCGCGCAGTTGTTCAGCAAAGGTATCAATTGACGCATACACTTCTGAATAAATTTTACCAAACAGTTCATGATACTGTGGAAATAAGCTACCTTCGACATTCCAATGAAAGCCAGCAGCTTTCAGAAAGAACGAGAATTCTGAGGCAAATGCCGCTTTAAGCATTTGTTCGTATTCTGTTTTATCCATTTTGTTCTCCAAGGGGTACAAAGTGCACCACAATTACCTAGTATTATAGCAGAATAGCAACTAAAAGTCAATGCACAAATTTTTGTACCATTATACCGTGTAAGTGTACAGTGCGTAGCGAACTGCGTCAGCCATGTGACTATATTGATCATGCATGGGGCGTTCACGTTGTAGACCCTCACGTTGATCCCAGCGATACTGGTCAAACATAGCACGTACGTTTGTGCAGTGTGGGGCAACCTTTAATCTGCCTTGTTGTAGTAAGGTCTGAACATACGCGATGCCAGGTAAGACATCTTTTTTGGCTTTGGTGGTTGAAATGTTGTATAAGTAGGCTAAGTCACTAGCAAATTGTGCAGCTGCCGAGTCAATAAAAGTAACTTCAACACCGTGCTTGTTATTTAATTCAGTAAACGCAGCCGCGTGTTCTTGTGTAGTCTGCTCTGACTTTAAGTATTCGTCGACAATAAAAAAGCAATCGCGGTTCCAATCGTATACGATAGCGCAATAAGCAGTAGCATCTCGGTAGCCAGGGTCGCACCCAGCAAACGCCTCACCACGGAGGTCTTCAGGAATTTCTGTAACGTCTTCATCTCGTAATGCATAAATCTGACCCTCAAACACAGTAAATGAGGCCAGGTATTCTTGTTCAAACTCGGCTTTTGACATAGATCTGCGAGCTTCTTGCACATCCGACTCAGCCATACGGGTATTTTCAGTGTAATCAGCTTGCAAGCTAATCCACTCGGGGAAATTGGGATCAAAGCCACGCTGCCAAAATTGACTAAACCAATTGTTGCGTCCGCGAGGGGTTGAAATAAAAATGGCTTTAGCCTGTGGCTTGTCTAGTGTTGGACGCAGTGCCACATTAAAGGCGGCTTCGCCGCCCTCACCTAGGGCAGCCTCGTCAAATATAATTAAATCGTAGCTACGACCCACTGTACTATCAACGGTACCAAGAGAACCCATACGAATGGTACTGCCATTTGAAAGCTCGATAATCTTGTCTTTGAGATTGTCTCGGGCAACTTCGAGGTCAAAGTGCTTGATGAGTTTGCGTTGCAACTCGAATGAGATTGAAGATAAGTTATAGTTTGGCGATATAATGAGTACATTGCTTCCAGGTACAAGTGTGACAAGTTGACCAATAATGTTGGCTATGTAAGTTTTTCCAAGTCGGCGTGCTAGTGCAGCACAGATAAAACGGTATTTGGGATCGTTGACTGCGTTGATTAGGGCAATCTGTGGGCGATTGATTGTATCCCACACATTAAGCAGTTTTAAATAATTTGTTATGGGTAGCTTAATAAAACGCGTCTACGTTAACTTCGGGACGAGAGACTACAAGCATTAAACACCTTCACCAGTGATTAAACGCTGCACAAGCTGACTATACTTTGATCCATCTAGACCTTCATTGATCTGAACGTTAACTTGCTTTTGCGGTGCAGTCGTCATGCGTGCTTTTTCTAATGCGATTTCGCGATCTAGTAAATCCATTGACATTTTATGTGACATTTGAAGTAGCTCGGCAATATCTTTGGTTGACCCAGTTTGTGATTCTTCAAGTTCTGAAAACTTTTGTTTGATTAGTGCATCCATGGCACGTCGCATCAAAAATCTGTTGTTGTAACCACTATCAAAAAATACTGAGTCGATATATGTTTTAACCTCACGGCGCGCTAGTAAATTAGTTACCACTTCAGGGTCTAAATCTAGTTCTTGGGCAACTGCACGGGCGTCGTTAAGCTGGAGGTAGGCATTTGCTACTTCCAGTGCTTCCGGAGAGATACGTACGGTTTCGGCAGGTAGATGAGTTGTCATAAGATTGTCCTTTAGTGTTGATTATAGCAGTTTAGGGCAATTTAGGCAAGTGTAGATTTTGGCACCTTAGGGTGTTTGGAAATTTCCCTTATGTAGGCCGTGTCGGGGGGCCCCTGCGTGTGTGTGATTTCTAAGTCTAATAACCGCCCCTTGTCAATAGGGATAAACACCTATGTTGTATTTACACACACTTGATTTATTCTAGGTTATTCGTGTATAATAGAATACATGATGACAAGGAACACTATGACTAACACACAAACCCTCGCTCTTGCATACGCTGAAAAATTGGTTGCTTACTACGAAACTAAAACTCGTGAGGCTTATGCTGAAATGGTTAACGCACAAAATGCTTTGGCTTACTCTGCTGAATGTGAGGCTATGAAATGAAATTGATAACAGAATTTTTACAAGCTTGCTTGTTTGTTGCAATAACCTTTTCACCATTGTGGATATGGCTTGCAATGATGAAACCCTGATGTTATAATATATTTTTTAAGGAGAGAAAATGAAAACAGTAAACTACACCCCAGAGCAAACTGCTCGCATGGTTGCCGACTATCAAGCAGGCACTAGCGTTGAAATGCTTGCCGAAACATTCGGTAAAACTGTTCGTTCTGTTGTTGCAAAATTGAGCCGTGAAAAGGTTTATGTTGCTAAAGAATACAAAACGAAATCAGGCGAAACACCTATTAAAAAAGATGTTCACGCTGATTTTATCGGTGAAATGTTAGGCTTAACCGAAGCCGATACAGAATCACTCACTAAGGCAAACAAAGTAGCACTTGCTAAGATTGCCGATTTTATCAGGGCTGAAAAGACCTTGTAACAAATAGGGGCTTTGCCCCTATCTTGATTTTATTTGATATAATAGACCTATGAAAAATTTTGAAATTGTTGAAAGCTACTTAGCTAAAAAATACCCTAATAAACCCTATGCTATCCGTGAGGGCAATGGGTGTGTCTGGGTTTCAATGGGTTTGGTTGAAATGTACTTTACTGTACAGAATAATACAATTACAGATATACAGGTTGACTAATGACAGATATAGAATTCTTTAATGTGTGTTTGGGTGTTATTGCATTTGTATGCGTTAAGGTTGCGTTATTGCTTTGGATTTCAAAATGATTAGATCAGATAAAACAAGATTGTTCCAGCTTATGCTTCAAGATGAATTTAAGCTAAAGCATAGGATTAACTTTGCAAAGACTAAGGTTTTGCGTTTTGATGGTGACTCTTGCATGGGAATGTATGAGGGCGAAAAGATTAGCCCTAAGAAATACAATCACAAAATCAGGCTTGCCACTAGCGAAATAAAATCAGACCTTGATTTGTTTTCAACATTAGCGCATGAGTATGTTCACGCATGGCAAATGGAACAAGACAAGGATATAACGCACGACACAAAATCAGGCTTTACCCAATGGCGAAATTATTTTAAGGCTTATTACAATATAGATATTGTTTCATTTTGAATACTCAGGTTTGCAGAAAAAATTGAATACTCAGGTATTCAATTTTGCGCCAAAATTATAACATAATTTTGGAGCCCGTGTCAATAGGTGTAAACACCTATGTTGTATTTTCACACACATGGTTTTTGGGCGGTTTTTGCTGTATAATTGGGGCTATGATGAAAACACAATACACACTAAAACAATTTGCAGAATTCCGCAAATTTTGCTTGCGTCATGGTTTAAAATTTGCTACAATGACAGAATACAAATCGGCAATTAACCAATATTTCAAGGATTAAAAAATGGCTAAAATTAAAAAGGTTTCAATTTATGATATGGATGGAACAATCGTTTGTTCTTTGCACAGATACCGCACTATTGTAGATGAAAATGGCGAGAGAATAGATTTAAATTATTGGAGAGAAAATCAAGATTTAGCCTTGAATGATTCTCTCTTACCATTAGCAGAGCAATATAAAAAGGATTTAAAAGATGAATCGTGTTATGTCATTATTGCTACTGCCCGTGTTCTTAATACCCCTGATTATACATTTATTAATCAGGTATTGGGTGAACCTGATTATATTATTTCAAGACCTGAGAATTCTAATATCTCAGGTGCTACATTAAAAATTAATGGTTTAGCTAAATTCTTTAATTTAATTACATTTAAAGATGCTGAATTTACATTTTATGAAGATAATGTAGCTTATTTAAAAGCGGTTTGTGACAGATTTAATATAAGAGGTGTATATGTACCAAGTAAACAAGGGCATTAATATTGATTATGCCGAAACATTAATTAAAGATTTTTTAGCCGAAGGCTATAATCTTTATGATATATCGGAAATAATGCATTTACCATTAAGACAGATTTTAGATATATTAATTCGGAGAACACATTAATGATTAATTATTTTAATAATCGAGATTATCAAATGGGCTTTGATGCTCATTCGCTGGGTGAGCCTTTAGACAAGGCACAATCGGAAGCATGGCAAATGGGCTGGCATGGTTGGGCGGATATCATGGACAAAAGCGAATCGGCACAACCATATTTTTGAATACTCAGGTTTGCAGAAAAAATT